AAAGTTAGTTACACACTACTATCTGAGAACCAGTTTAAAAGTGTTGAATCATTAGCGTTCGACTCTGGTACTAACGCCTTTAAAGATGCAAGAGCTGCCATCGCATCCCCAGAAAAAGAACTTGGCCCTGCTAAGAAGATAAATGATATTGCAAAGCCGCAAGTAAAGGACACTAGAGAATCTCAAGGAAAATTATTTCGGGCTGCTAAGAGAATCCAGAGAGCCATCGAACCATTGATGACTCTTGCAGGGTACACCACTCTTGAAACTCAGAGGATGCTTACTAAGGGAGAGATAGGTAGATACCATAATATGGGAAGGGTATTGTTTGACGTGCTCTATCAGGCTGATGCCAAAGAAAAGAAAGTTATCCTAGATTACTTTGAAACAAGGAACGCTTCTCCTGATGCCCTTCCAGATAGGAAGGTTGATGTTGCTATGCTTCCTACTGTTACTAAAGGAACTAGGTCTACCGCAAGCTCCTCTGAAAAACAATCAATCAAAGATGCTGTAGTTAAAGCTAAGGTTCAAATAGAAAAGCTAGGATCAGACCTGGTAGCTCAGGGCCTTATAACTAAAGAGCAATACGGTGAATGGCAGGGGCAATATCTTCCTAGAGCCTACCTTAGATACTTAGGTGATGATAGGATTGCTAGAGGTCTTGGAACAAGTAAGATGACCTACACTAAAGTAAGGTCTGCTCATGAAAATTTCCTTAAAGATATTGTGGATGGAAGGATCAAAGATCCAGGGTTCCTTGCGGGAAGATACATATCTATGGCAGGTGCTGACCTTGCTACAATTAATTACCTTAACTTTATTGCTGCTGATACAGGAAAGAATGGGTGGGTTCTACCAAATCAACTAGTCAAGTACAATGGAATGCAGGGTACTGTTGGATATTGGAATGAATTAGTTGGTGATATGAGGAAGAGGATTTCTCAGACAGAGTTGTTAGACCCATCCAAGGTGGAAGATATGAAGCGGGTTGCTAATGAAATACAATCCGCTATAGATAAGGTGGGGGAGATAGGTTCTCCTGAAGGGTACAAGAGGGTTCCAGATAGTGCGCGATACGGAGCTATGAAAGGGCTCTATGTTAAGAAGGAGATCATTAATGACATCATGGGGATGGAGTCATTGTATTCTAATAATGAAATTCTTAATAGTGTATTATCTTTCTCAACAAAAACTTCAAAGTGGTTTAAGTATACTAAAGTACCAATGAATATACCTACGCAAGCTAGGAATATTATATCTAATATTGTCCTAATGGATGTATCGGGAACAAACCTCTTTAAGATTCCAGGCCTGCTAAGCAGGGCTATGTCAGATATTGTTGCTGATGGAAAGTATGCCCAGCTTGCAAGAAAGTATGGAATAGAGATGACTACTTTTTCTTCTGAAGAATTAGTAACTATGGATAGGGAGCTTAATAAGTTAAAGGCTGAGGATAAAAGTTGGAGTGGACTGTGGGCGAGATCCAAGATATTCTTTCATGACTATCTAGATGTAGGTGGCAGGGCATATGCAAAGACTGAGGTGATGTTTAAGATTGCCAAGATGATTGACCTTATGGAGAATCATGGCAAGAGTGAGGCGGAGGCTGCGCGATTAGGTAACGAAGCATTGCTTGACTACGGTAATGTATCACAAAGTATAAGGGTTATAAGATCCCTTCCCTTTGGTTCACCATTCATAACGTTCAACCTGAAGGCAGGGGCTCAGATGATTCGCAACATACGCAATCATCCTATTGCTGTTGCTAAGTATGCAGCTATACCATATCTCGTAGCGCAGATGTTGCTTGATCAGAATGATGATATAGAAGAAGAAGATATTCCAGCGATGAAGAAGTTGGTTGCTGATTACATGTCCAAGAACCTTACCACTATGGTGATGCCTTGGAAAGATTCAGAAGGAAGACTTAGGGTATTTGATATGGGGTACTTCTTACCGTGGGGTGCTCATTTAAATCTTGGTAAGAATCTTTGGGATGGGGAGTTTGGAGAGGCCATGAAGCAGCCAGGCTTCTTTGGTGGGCCCTTCCAGGCAGTGCCTGGGTTGATGAATAACAAGGATCCATTCACTGGCTATGAGATTTATAATGAGGCCGATCCACCTAGGCAGAGATATGAAGATATACTTGGGTTCATTGCAAGCTATGCTACGCCTCCTATGTTAATGCCAAGAAATAAATCAGGTGATGTTATAGGTAATGGTGGTCAGTTAATTAAGACCCTGATGTGTGCTGATTGGATAGACGGCAACATAGATAAGGATGGACTACCAAAGAATACCTGTGGGACTGCCGCTTTATCCTGGTTGGGCGTTAATACTCAACCCCTTACCGCTGAGACAGCTCAACGTAAGATATACTTTAAAGGTAAGGAGGTTAAGGCTGTAATAAATAGACTAAGAAAACTAATTGATGATCCAAATGTAAAACCAGAACAAAGAGAAAAATTAATCAATGAGTATAGAGCTCATGCTATGAACATAATGAGGGAGCTTCAGGAATTACAGACAGCTTATGGAAAAGTAAGTGATGCCTTATGATTATGTAGAGGTAGAGTGGTTGGATATAGTGTCTACTGCGGGGTGGGAAAAGTCTGAGGATACAAAGTTGGCCGTCTTCTGGTCATATGGTTTCTTAATAAACCATGATAAGGAAGAGGTAAGGATAGCTGTCTGTAAAGACGAGGAGGGGGAGTGGTTTGGATTTACTATAATACCCGCCGGCTGTGTTAAAAAAATAACCAGCCTAACTGAGGGTGTAAGCAGTTTAGAGTCATGCTCAGGACTTGTGTTAAATGAATATAATAATAAGACAGGCTGAGAAAAAGATATAACTCATGTACCACACTGTTACAAAGACTATATCTTTGAACATCTTGTGTTCCATTTCTGTATAGCTAGATCCTTTTGTGATTCTATCTTTGGGTGAAAACTAAAGAATAAAGAACACTTGGAACATCCTACTAAGAATTTTCCAAGAGTAGCTTTTAAACCGCAAAATGGACATGGCTTCATGAGTAATCCCTCAGTAGTTTACGTTGTGTTACAGCATGCATGTCATCATAATAACCCTCCCCATCTAGTCCGTTTAAATTTACTATACCCCTCCACCAATTATACTCTGTATCCCTACACCAATTCTCTGAGTACTGTGGATGAGAGAAGCATCCTGCGCTGAGCCCAAAGATTTTCTGACCATCTGGGCGTGTCTGTTCTGCATGATTATACAAGTGGGAATGTCCTTGCACCGCTGAGCAGTGCAGTTTAGAAACTAATTGATGACCAATATGTGATGAACTTATTGGCCTCCCCGCCACCCCTGATGTAAAGTAATGTGAGAAGTTTATCCCCTCTATGGAGAGGCATCCCTTAAAGGGTGTAATCTTCCAACCATTCTTTTCATACTGTAGATCCTTCAGAGATATAGCTCCATCTAACTCAGGAGCTGAGTTAACAGCCCTATCTATTCTATCTTCATGGTTACCAATACACATATGTAGTTTGGGTTTATATTGTTTCTCCTTTTTCTTTCTTTTTGATTCGTTAAGTTTCTTTATAGGGGCAAAGAGTTTCTCTTGTGCGTCTAATATAGAGTCAACATCCTTGCTGTATCTCCTCCCTTCAAATCCTTTGGTGCCTTTATCATACGAAGAAAGGCTTGGCATATCACCGAAGTCTCCTAAGCATACGATTATACCAGGCTGTTCTGATACTATATAGTTACCCAATGCGACAAACCTATCGTTGTCATATTCTGGTGCAGCGTGGCAATCTGGCAACACCAGTAGGTCTTTCTTTCCCTTCATTTTTAATTACTCCTATTCTTACGAAGAATGCCATTGTGGTACCCCCCTACCATAGGGGTGTTTTTCACTGTTATTTACCCTTTCTTTTCAATGACTTACGAGTGCGTTTTTTACGTTTGACAACAGTCGATATACCATATGGGGACTCTCCTTTTATAGCCGACTTTAGCTCTCTGTTCATCATTCGAGAGGCATCTAACTGATCTCTATGTAGTAACTCAAACCGCATAGCGTTCCATACCGGAGAGCATAGGTCCAAGTTGCCTGCCGCTGTCTGAACAATCTGACCCCTGGTGAATTCATTTCTTGCTACCTTCTTCCAGTGGGCTAACGACTTTTTATATTCTGCTCTTGTTATATTATTGTCATCATAGAAAACGCTCATATTCCACATACCCCACTAAGGCATTGCTCTTCACTGTTGTCTTCATATACCACGCCACGCTTACTGTGAGCCTCCTCATAAGGTACTGAGGTGATGGGTTGACCGCCCCTCGCCCCATCAGGATATACTGTTAACCCTCTTAATCCATGTGCATATTTAGCAATAGTAGAAGCATATTTATCCACGGTATCTTCCCCGTTTAACTCTGTTCCCCAAGCGGGGAGATTAATAGTGCTACTAATAGCGTGGTCCACATATTTCTGTAGCTCAAATTGAAATTTTATTCTACGCTCAGGATCCTGTGCTAGATCAACAGCTGATTCTATTTTTTCTGGGTTGATTCCTCCGTCGATGAGCGCTTGGGCTGTACCGTCAACGACAAACTGATGTTTCCATTTTGTTCCATCTGTAAGGTAGCGCCTGCGGTATGCCACGGCGTAGATTGGCTCCACTCCAGAGGTCGTTCCCGCGAGGATGCTAATAGTCCCTGTCGGAGCGATTGCTCTGTAGCCTTTAGGACGCTTGAGAAAAAGTCTGTCGCAATGAGCGTCAGCGGATCGTTTGCTTTCTCGTTCATATTCTTTCATCCATTGTTTAAGTTCATCAGTCATCTCGTACCTGTAGTTACGTTTGAGCAGCCACTCATGCATGCCCATTAGGCCGAGTCCAATACGACTATTCTGTCTTCGTACCCTAGCTATTTTATCATAAGGAAGCTGCGCTCTAATTAAGCCACATACTAAGAACTTAGACGCGAGAGAAACGACCTCTTTAAATTCCTGTATCGTCTCAATATTAGCAAGGTTAACAGAACCAAGGTTACATACATCACTATCATCTTCGCTTGTAATTTCTGTACAAGCATTTCGTAACGTTTCATTTTCTTTATCGCCAAAGTTAAAACTAAATCCCGGCTCCCCCGTCATCATAGCCTGCCTTACATTTTCTAGAAAGGTAGGATTCATAGGGTCTTTGAGCCATGCGTCATCGTAGTTGAGTGATATGTTCATCATATCTAGTGGGGCTGGAAAGTTAAAGTCTAACTTCTTTAGCTCTGCTAGGTTTGTATTTCCTATGCTTTGCTCATGCCAGTTCTTAGCCTTTAGCAATGTGGTGGCGTCCTCATGTTGCCAATTCATACTGCCATACAGGGCAGATCTACGACTCCCCCCTTGCATTACATTTCTTCCAACCTCGTTTAAAGTGTATAATAGAGGAATAGGCCCAGAAGCTACGCCACCCGTTCTTTTTAATCTGCGTCCAGACGGCCTTGCTCTTGATATATCTACACCTATCCCGCCTCCTGTCATAAGACAGGACATTGCTCTCTGTGTTACCGCTGCCCATTCTTCTCTTGAGTCCTCCTCTAGCCTTAATAGATAGCAGTTGTTATAAAATCTTGCGTCTCTGCTAGCGTACCAAAGATACCTCCCGCCAGGAATAAACTTAAATTCAGAAATATACTGAGCCAATTGATCTCTGTCAGTTTTTTCCATTAAGTTGTTCTTGGTTCCGTTGAAATCACCACACACACTATTAACTACAGCATGCGCCTTGTCACCCCATGATTCATATTCGGTGGAGGCATATTTGTTTTTAAATATATCATAACCAAGATCAGTTTTGAATCTCATTATGCTCCTCCCTTACTCCGGTACTTCCAAACCCACCATCACCTCTGAATCTATCCTCCTTGTAGTTGTGTGTTATAACCGGAGACAGATAGCTGTTAAATACTAACTGCGCTATTCTGTCGCCACGCTCTACATCAAAAGGCATGGCATCAGAGTTAAACAATAATACTTTTAATTCTCCCCTATAATCTGGATCAATAGTCCCAGGAGAATTAAGAACAAACACTCCGTGTTTAGCAGCTAAGCCGCTCCTGCTCCTTATCTGACACTCCACCCCTACCGGCATCTTTAATTTTATACCGGTGCGAATTAACTTTCTATCCAAAGGGCGGATAACCATGTCTTCCGATGAATAAACATCATACCCAACAGAGAACTCTGTCCCTTTCCCTGGAAAAGTATAGGCGTTATCCATCAATTCAACTTTTATTTGATCTTTCATCTATGTATTTAGCCTTAAGGTTATTGTCTTTAGCATACTTCATGTATTCTTTTAGAGTGCAGCCTGCGTGGTTTTCAAAACATTCGTGCCATGATTTAAACTTTACAGGCTGCTCACTCTTCCCTTTATATATCTCTCTTGCTAAAAAATATATCAACTCATCAGCAAGTTCCCCTTTAGAATGGTACGTCATCAGTTACTTCTTTAGTAATAGATGCCATCTCTTCTCTGGCGCTACTGCTAACCTCCCTCTTAACCTCTGGAGTAGAATCTTCTACCTCTTTGTAAGCGTCAGGGCTATTTATCATCTGAAGCATCTGACCTTTAATGTCAGTTGTATATTTTTCTACGCCATTCTTATCGGTATACTTTCGATAGTCAATAGACCCTTCTACATATAAGTTAGTTCCTTTGGTTACAAAACTATCTACAACGTCCGCTTGTTTTCCAAAGAATATTACTGTGTGCCAGTCAGCCTTCTTGTACTCTCCCCAACCAGACTCAGTTACCATTGAAACTTGGGCAATCTTACTGCCGTTTTTAGTGTCCCGTATAACAGGATCCTTCCACACACTACCAACCAAGATTGCTTTATTGATACCCTTCATTGTTCTCTCCGTGTTTACTCTTTCGTTTATATAACTTACCAGATGGTACTACTACCGGCTTGTTAAACTTATGTGCATGCTTAGCTACTGGATTCTTTTTCTTTATTGAATCTTTCTGGCCAATATTTCTTGACATTTTTCCAAACCTCTAAAGATGATTCAAATATTTTCCAATATCTATCATGATTTTCTTTGTCCCATTCATGAAAAACAACAGTGCCTGGGTTGCTGGAGCTAATAAATACATTGGCTATTCGTTTTGCTGGGGCTGGAAGCGCCCTCTCATATGCTATTAATTGATAAGCCATAGACTCATAGGCTAGCTGTTTGCTACCACTAGAAAACTCTTTGGTTTTAAAATCAATAACCCATTCATCAGATACCAAGTCTATCATTCCGCCATACCCGCCACTTATGTTACATGCAATCTCTTCTGATCTCCACTGTTGCTCTCCACAGTTTATATCAAGCAGAGATTTAACCGCATAACAAATGCTTTTATCTTCCTGGTACTCTGGTTCGTTACCTGTTTTAAAGAATTCCTCAAGCATACCATGTATCCTACTCCCTCTGTCTGAGGCCTCAATTGTTTCGCGCTTACTTTCAATCAAGACCCTGTCTTTCCAAGTGTCAAATTCATGGTCGCCTCTAGAAACAATTGAAGCAGCCTGTATAGCCTTGTTTATTTTCCATGCGTCCAGTCCAGGCTTTGCTAAAATGTCAAGAACCGAGGTCACTGAAGGCATCCAACCGTGTGCTCTAGCATCACGTAGAGTAGACGCCCTTGTCTTTCCGTTCTTTCCTTTAACAAAATGGCACGGCTCGCCTTCTTTATTATACCAGTGCATTAGACATTCCTATATCTCCAACAACTGATTATCCCTTTAGACCAATCCCAGTCGTCTCCCACCTTGGTCATGTCAACAATCTCTTTGGCGTGGTCGTATTGCCATGCTGCATTATTAAATGACCGCACCGTAGAATGGAATACATCTCCCTCCAGTTCTGCGAATTCACCTGCAAAACTAGATGATTCCGTTAGGAATTTTTCCTTCGCTTCATCAAGTTTCAGATTGTCGTAGTCTCTTTCCTTCTTACTTTTATTTCTTACTTTCATTTTTCTTCTCCATTAGTTCGTCAAACCCTTCAGGTGTAGCCCATACAGCGGGCTGTTTGTTTCTATTAAAGCAGCTTGGATGATATAAATATCTTCCAATCCCAAATAAAACTGCTGCCCTCTTTAATGCGTCAGAGATACCGCCTTTCTCTCCTTCAATGTTGGAGTCTCCCGCTCCATCAGATTTAGTAACCCATTCTTTATCTATCTTAACAGATAATTCACAGATCATTCGATCACCTATCCAATTATATTTGGTCTGCCAATAGGCGGTGCCCACAGTTTCATCTAACCTATCCATCACATCCCTTGCTGTAATGTATGCCAGTTCTGTTCCACCACCACCCTTACGCCAACGTATCTTTGCTACAGGGAATGGTCTCTTGAGCGCCATCTCTAATTTATCCATTAGATTCTCCTGGTTTCTTTAATGTACTCCTCAAATCGGAAGTAATCCGACTCGTCCCTTTCTTTTTCTATCTTATCTAACCATTGTTCATACTCTTCCTTGTACTGTTGCTCCTCAAGCAACTGCTGCTGTTGCCACCAGTCAGGCGGGTCTTCTTCATTCATAGTATTGCTACCTCCCGGCTCATTGTAGTAGGGTTATAGAATCCAGCCTCAATTAAAACCGCTTCAACTCTTTCCATATACTCAGCAAACTGTGTAACATTTAAGCTGGATGTCTGAACCGCAACCTCAACCGGCTCTCCTTTTAAATTAGAAATTGTATTTGTTCCCAATACCTGAACAGACATTATACCATGTAACTCATTGGCAGTATATCCTATCTCATTAGCAGCCTCTCTAATAATATGCCAATACCTATTGTTCTGATCAATAGATCTTTGATTCTTTTTATTGTAAGGCTTAATGACAATCTCAAAAGGTTGATCTGAAATAGATAGTTCTTTTATATAATTAATACAAGAGCTTTTGGAATGTAAATCATATAACTTAAATCTCTTTGTTTTCATTTATTCCTCCATTCTATTATACCATACTCGAATGCTCGCCCTATTGTTTGCAAGCACCATCTCATCTGGGTCTCTTTATCTATCTTGCCGCTATGGCAATCAGCGT